GTCCGGGTCGATGGTCAGCCGGGAGTACGGACCGTTCGGCCAGTGCTTCTGCAGCGGGTAGGGGACGTAGTCGCTCGCTGCTAGGGCGGTCCCGTCGTCCGTGACGGTCGTGATCGCCAGGAGAGCGTCTATCCACAGGTTGAGCGTTCCCTTGCCGTCGAAGCTGCGCGTCTCAGTGACGGGGATGAACTGGCCCAGGTGCCCGTCGATCCAGTCGGAGGCGGCGCGTATCCTCGACACGGCCGCCTCCTCATCCCGGATACCAGGCAACCCCAGGTCGGTCAGTAGCTCGGCCAGGGTGCAGTAGTACCGATCGCTCACGCCTTCCTCTTGGCAGGCCGCAGCATCTTGTCCTTCGGGGGCGCGTCAAGCGCCTCGACCTCGACATCGCCGACGACCTCGAAGCAGCCCGGGGCGTCTGCCAGAAGCAGACGGCCCTCAGCTTCGGACACCTCGATGATGTCCCCGGCCGCATACTCGACCGCTCGTGAGCGGTAGCGGGCCAGCACCTTGAGCTTCATGGCTAGGCCGGAAGCAGGAGGCCGATCAGGCGGCAGGTGTGATCCGCCGTGACCGGGAGGTAGCCGGCATTGGTCGTCAGGGACACGCCGACAAAGTGCCCGGCGGCGATCGGCGAGGCGCCCACGCGGGCCACGGCCGCCGCTCGCTGCACCGTGTCGGCCAGAACTGGCTCCGGCCCATTGGCGATCTCGACTCCGTTGTCGATCACCTTGGCCGTGCAGGTGCCGGCGGTCAGATCGGCATTGGAGTCGTCCGACAGGTAGATCGGGTGAAAGACGTAGCCCGTCGGGACCAGGAAGCCGTTGCCGCCCTGGCCTCCGAACAGGCAGTCGGTCGTGGCGCCGGCGCCCGGATTCGCCAGCTCGAAGTCGAGCGTCACCGGAATCCCGTGGGGAAAACTGAGTTCGTTTGCCATCTTGCATCCTCACTTCGGGGGGAGGCTTTCCCTCCCCCCGAGTTCTCTGGAGCGGTCCGGTTAGACCGTGATGTTGTAGCCGACGGCGGCGTGCTTGGCGCTGGCGCGTGCGCCGTGAGCGGCGACCGCGATGCGGAAGCTCACGACCATCACCAGCTGCCGCTTCTGGATCAGCCGGTCGACCTCAACCAGAAGCTGCCGGCGGAAGCCGATGCGCCACATATTGCGGTTGTAGGCCACGATCTGGCCCTTGGTGTTGTTGCCTCCAGTCGTGGAGACCTTGCCGTCCGCCTCGGTAAGAGGCACCGAAGCCGACGGGATGACCGGGATGCCGCGGTACCGGGCGAGCTCGCCCGACAGGATCGTCGCCTGAGGACCGTACTTGTCCACCGTGGCGACGTTGGTCATGCCGAGCATGGTGAAGTAGGTGGCGATGTCGGGCACGATGCGGCAGTTCCCGTAGTCCAGGCCGTACTTGCCGAGCAGCTTGAGGATCGCCACCATCTTGGCGTCGTCGATGGCGGCAGCCACGCTTGAGCCCTGGCCGGTGTTGTCGACCAGCGCCAGGTGGCGGATGCCGTCCTGGCCGGCCGACAGGTAGTACGAGTCGTCAGGCGGATCGGCGTCGTCCAGGTTGATGTTGCCGGTGGCGGCGTCGGTCGAGTCCGCGTTGATGGCGAAGGCGTCCATCTGCTCGCCGCCCGACAGGCCCAGGCGCTGCCGGAGAGCGGGCAGGACCGCCACGATCGAGTCCTCGTCCAGGTCATAGGACCAGTCGACCTCGGCCACCTGCTCGGTGGACGTGAGGGTCGACTTGGCCGTGGCCGGATCGGAGGCCGTCGGGGCCGTGTTCTGCGTGCCCTTGCGCCAGGTCACGTCACCCAGGCCCAGCGGCATGTCGAATGGATCCGTCGGCATGGGCTGGGTGGGGAGGTCGGCGACCACGCGCGAGGCCGAGAAGAAGTCCTGCCACAGCTCGGCCGCCATCCCGGTCGGGACCAGCTCGTCGCCGGTTCCGGCGCCGGTGGAGGTCAGCGCCTTGACGGCGTTCTCCAGGTCTGCCGAGGCGGGCTTCACCCGGTCGGAGCCGGCAAAGCCGGCGTTCTGAGCCTTGATCGCATTGGCGCGGTCCAGGATCAGCTTCGCCATCAGCAGGTCGGAGCCGCGCAGCCGCCAGTTGCCCAGGCGGTAGGCGCCATCCTTGGCGATGGACTTGAGCTCGGTCGCGTACTTGCCGCGGTACGCGTCCACTGCCCGGTTGATCGGATCGGTCTGGAAGGCGCCCTGGCGCGCCGGCATCTCGTCAAGCAGCGCCGTCCGCTGCTCGTCCAGGAGCTTCGTGAACTCGGCGACCAGGAAGTCCTTGTCGAGGGTCGCGTCGCCGGCACGGCCCTTCACGGTCTCGGTGAGCTCGGTGATCTTGCCGAGCACTGCATCCAGCTTGTCGCTCATGTGAGCACCTCGTTGAGAGTATCTGCCAGACGGTCCAGTGAATCGCACAAGGCATCCAGGTCGGCATCCGTGAGTTCATCGGCGGCATCGGTGTTCGGATCGCTCTTGCTGTCAGCCTTGGGGGCGGGCTCTGGCGGCCTGCCCCCCATCGCCTTGAGTGCAAGGCGCAGTGCTTCCTGGTTGGCCGGAACGGGAACGATGGAGAACTCCAGCAGCTCCCACTCCGGGAAAACGAACCCGCCGTCGGATTCGCCCTCGGCGTTCGTCCGGCGCACGGGCTCGCCGATCGGCATGAAGCCGATCGACGTGGCGTTGAGGAATCCGCCCGCCCACAGGCGGCGGATCTGGTCGGCGTCCTCGGAGACGTTGGCCGGAGCGAACTGCCAGCGGGCGCGCACGCCCTTGCCCGGGATCGGCTCCACCTCGAGCGCACGCCCCACTACGGCGTCGGCCGAGTAGTAGTTGTGGCCGAAGAGGACGACCGGGTTCTTGAGGTAGTTCTCCAGCTTCACGCCCGCCGCCACAACGATGTCGCCCTGGCGGTCGACGGCCTCGGTCGAGATCATGGCCTCGAAGATCCCCTGCTCGGGATCTACGGCCCGGCTCTCCACGCTGAAGGTCTTGCGGATCATCTCCATGTCTGTCTCCTACGCATTCAGGCTACAACACAGGCCCCGCCCATTCTTGGGACGGTCACAGCAGGGCCAGGATCTCCATGAGCTCATCCTCCGGGTACTGCAAGGCTAGGGGCTCGTCCGACGCCATTCGCAGGACGTGCTCGTGCGCCCAGTACTGCTCGACGACCGGCCCGGGGCCTGTGCCCGCCTCCGGCCAGTAGTCCGGCGGCCAGCTCCTCCGTCACGTCAGCGATCGTCGTGCAGAGGCAGTTGATGATGTTGCCCGGCGATCCGTTCGGGTCGCCTGGGTAGGCCAGGTACTCCCCGCCCACCTCGAACTGCTCCCCCAGGCCGACTGTCTGCCCGTGGGCCTCCGCATGCGCGTCCCGCGTCCGGTCCGGCTGCAGGGCGCTGATCCACGTCTGCCCGCCCACCACCCCGGACTGCTTCCAGGCGTCGATGGAACCGCTGTTCGAGACGCCCGTCATGGTCGTGCGGGCGATGCGCTCCGTCTGGTACTCGGACTTCCGGCCCTCGAAGTATGCTGAGAGGCGCTCCATGATGGCCGGGATGCCCTCGCCGGCTTCCTCGGCGTCGGCGAACAGGTCGACCAGCTCGTCGTAGGTCGTCTGATTGGTCTTGAGGGCGAAGGCGTGCAGGATCTGGCGGACGTTCGCCCGCGTGTCCGGCCGGGTCATGTCGAAGTCAATGCCTATGCCCAGGCCGTCCAGCTCTGACTGGGCGACCTCGCCATACACCTTCGCGATGAGATCGGCGTACCACTCCTCCCACTCCTTCGCCTCGGCGTCGGGGTCGAAGAGCTGCTGCACCGGAGGGACGTTGTCCTTGAACCGGCCACGCCCGAACTCCCGGCTGTTCCGCAGCTTCTTCCCAACCTCGATCTGCTGCTCCTGGAACGACTTGCGGAGCATCCGGCGCATGACACCCACGGCCGTCCCGATGCGGGCCTGATGGCCCTTCCAGGTGGCCTCATGGCGAGCCGAGCCGTACTCCGGCTTGAGCGACTTGTCCTGCGGCTTGGCGGCCTCCTGAACGACCGAAGGCGTCCGCCCGGCCTCGGACACCGGCACGAGCGACAGGGGCAGGTAGCCGATCTCACCGTCCGGCGTCTTCGGCATCCCGAGGCCTAGCAGCTCGTTGATCTGGTTGAACGGCCGGCCCATCGTGAACAGCTTGCCGGCCTGATCGATCTTCTGACCGGTGTCCTGCCGCAGCTCCCGGACCCCGGAAAGGTCCGTCATGGCGCTCTGCCCGGGCTCGATCAGCTTGTAGCGGCGCAGCCAGGCCGTGAGGGCCGAGTCGCGCATACCCAGAATCGGGATGATGGTGATGGTCCACAGCACGCGGGCGGCCGTGTCGAAGTTCTCGTAGGTGTCTCGGCCCCAGCCCATGACCTCGTCCGGCACGCCGAAGATGGCCCCGATCTCCTCCCGCGAGAGCTTCCGCTGCTCGACCCACTCCATGTCCTTCGGCGGGAAGTTGAGCGGCTTGATATCTGCCACGCCCTTCTCGAGGATCAGGGCTTCATGGGCGTGCTCCCCTGAATGCTGCTCCTTGAGCTGCGTCTTGATGTCGTCCTTCTCGGACTTGGTCACACCCTCCGGGGCGATGATGGCGAAGTCGGGGCGGGCCGAGTTCTTGAAGAACATCCGCGACCACGCCTGCGAGAACTGGTCGATCTGGATGCTCATGCGGATCGCCCCGATGGGCGAGAGACCGCGCCACGGGTTCATCGGGTTGTAGAACCGGAAGTGGATGAACTGATCAGGGGTCAGCATGTAGGGCTGCCCGTGGCCGTCGTCGATCTTGTAGCTGTCGACCTCCATGTAGCGGCTGTCGAGCGGCTTGACCGAGAAGGCGTGCGGCTGGCGCGGCCAGAGTTCGAGCACGCGGGCGCCCGACTGACTGCGGACGACCTCCATGCCTTCCTCGCCGCCCAGCATCAGGTCGGTCGACCAGGCGCGCCAGAGATCCGCGGCTGACATCGCCTTGTTCGGGTTCGCCAGGAGGACCGAGATCGGATGCTTCGGGAGTGGTTTCTGCTCCTCGCCCTCGCCTTCGACGATCCGCACGGGCAACGGGCAGATGTTGTCCGCCAGCACCTTGACGGCCTTGTGGACCCAGGCATGGCGGGCGTAGTCTGTGGCGGATGAAGCGAACGTGGCGCCCGACTCGCCGTCCACCTGGTCGCTGTAGACGCGCAGGATCGGGATGCGCTCGGTCAGTTCAGGGTGAATATCATAAAGCGCGCGCCGCTCCGCGCGAGCGATGATCCTCGTCAGCAGGTCAGTCACGGTTCACTCCCATCGCATACCCCTCCCGGATGGCCGCCCAGCCCAGCCGGACGAGGCGAACGACCGCCCCCGCCAGCCACCCGACCCCGACGAACGGGAACGCCAGCGCCAGGCCCAGCCATCTCACCGCCTAGCCCTCGTCCACATCCAGTACCGCAGGGCATCTACGGCGTGATTGTCCTTGTCGATTGGGACCTCGGTGTCCTTCCGGCTTCCCTGCTC